TGGGGTCAAGAGCACAAATTGATAGAAGACAACGTGACATAGTACAAGTAAATAACGACAAACAAAAATCTTCTTTTCCATCTTTGACAGTGATGAATAAAATCAAACCATATATTCCCGAAATTGCTATTGGTGAAGGAATTGGTAGTGGGGTTGATAACTTACAACAACATTCAAAGACAAATGGACGATATATTGCAAATGCGATGGACTTGTCCGGAGCCGACACTCACACGCTGAAAGAGTTGCAGGTTTTGATGTTACGATATAAATTATTAGAATGTTTGGAAGGTGAGGATATACCAAACTATTTCGGGTTTGGAAATATAGTTACTACAATTATAGATGAGAAAGGTGGTGAAAAAGAAATAAAGTTAAATGCGTTGGAACATTGCCTGTTGTATTTAGATGCGAGTGACGTTAATGCATCAGAATTATTGTATGATAAACATTTTAAAATTATTACGAGTTTAAGTGGATTGTCATTTGAAAGTGGATTATTTGGGACGAGTACACAGCATACATCAATGATGACGTGTGGATTGCGTGGATTGGAGCAGTGGTTTAGAGAAATGTATAGTGTGTTACCGTCTATACAACTACGAGTAATGGGGGACGATATTGAACAAATATTCTTAAGTAACGATGCGGAATTAGTGTTGAAATATGTAAATTGGCAAAGGGAAGAGTTGTTGAAAGCTAACTATGTTATCGAAGATTTAGTGTCGCGTAATTATGATGTATTTTTACAACAGGATGCGATTAATACAGTATTGCTACCATCACCTCATAGAATGTCACTATTTACGGATGAAAGGGGCGATTCAATTAGACGTTTGAATTACGATCGAATAAAGGATTTTGGAAATGTCGCACGTCAATATGGGGCTAGATGTTTCAGTGAAGTGAATATAGATGCAATTGTTTTTGGAGCTTGGCAAGCGATTCGATCTTCTTTCATTTTTGGAGGACGTCTCGAAAATAAATTCTCAGACTTAACTCACGAATTTGGGAACGGAGTGATATTACAATTACCAATATGGATGATTGTGACGCCATTGTGTCGAATGGGTTGGCCAGCAATATCTTTTAAAACAGAGAAAGATAGGATTATGTCAACAGGGACAATGTGTACCGTAATTGGTGGAGACGGAGCATATGTAGAGGTGACTAACAGATTTAGATTATTAGAAAATCCACTTGGGAATGAGCCTTTAGAACAATTAATTGATATACCAAACTTAGAGAAACTGGGAATTTTACAGAGTTTGTATATTGGGTCAATAAATACCGTTGATGAATTGAATGAGGAAAGAAAACGTTTAATTGGTGAAGATAAGGTAAACGAAATGATTTCAATAGCGATGAATTATCAAGATCAAGATTTACGAGCTGGATCCTATCTAGCTAACCATGAGTTAGAGGCAAAGGGATGGAGTATTCCAGATCGATTAGTGTATTATAACTTACCTACTATTAAAGTAGAACAGGCAATTAATGAACAAGATCTGACAGTAGATGAGAAGTTATTTGTAAGTAGTACGTGGTATTCACGATTGACGTCTACAGGATATGAAAAATGGTTACGAAGTGAAGGAACAAGAAGAAAATTCTTATTCGGTTTTGTTAAATTTCATAATACGTACGAAGTCACTAACTTTAAATCAAGCGTAAATATTAAGTTAGCAATAGCACCAACGTATCATTTTGGATCGCATTCATTGGCATTACTAATTGCTACAGGGTATGTTTTTGATGAAGATAGAAATGATATAGTTGGATTAGGAAGGTTTATTAATTCATATGTGAAAGGAGGCGTGACGAAATTAGATGATATTTTGGAAGAAGCGATAAAGTTGTATACGAAATCAAATGGCGACTCGAATGTTATTTATTTATTAGGGAAAGCGAATGGATTAAGTGAAATTGAGATCTCAAAATTGGTAGTTGTCGTCGAACGTCTATCAGAAGAATTGCCAATGACGCCATTTTCTGCAATACGTAATAATGCTCAAAATTTCTACAGAGCTTTTGGAATTCAAAAGTTTAGACAAATTTTAGCGTACAAGCCTTCAGGAAAAACGTCACGGAGTAGGACAAAACAAAGAAACTTAGCGCTGGTTCTCTTACGTGAAAGAATTTTTGCTAATCCAGACTTATGCGCCAATTATTGTAATAACGTACACAGCATAGTGAATGAACACATTCTTCGCCTTTTAGCTCAGTCAGCGTGATCTAAAATATGTGTGTAATCGATCA